ATTTCCAGAGAGTTGACCAGCCATTGCTAATGCGGATGCTACATCTGAAGAAGTAATAAGAATATTACCTTTTCCTCTGCGAGTATCTTTAGCAATTGCGTTTGCTTCACGTTCAATCTGGAACATCAAGCCTTTGAACTTCTCAACAGACCAACGTCCGTTTGAGTCAGTATCAAGGTCGAAAGTTCCTGCGGATGTAGTGTTATGAGCTGCACCAGTTTTTGCGTTGGTGTAGATTGTTCTCATAACTTCGCGGTTAATTTCAGCCAAAATTTCTGTTGACAGAATGTTTGACAGTTCTGTTTCAGCATCCAAACCGTGAACGGCTTTAAGATCCTGTGCCAATTCCATTGTGTACTCAGCTTTGAGTGCACGTGACTTGGCTGTAACAGTTACTTTGTCAATTGCGAATGCCATTTCGGATACTGTAACATCAGCTTCTTGTGTCGCTGTTGCTGTACCAGTACCAGTAGTCATACTAGCATCTGCTGGATTGCTGTTAGCAGAATGTGTTCCACTACCAGAAAAGGATGAGTCGGCTTCAACAGAGTCTGCTGCTTCTACACCGGCTTGAGATGTGATGTGAGACTTCATACAGAAGATTAGTCCGGTAGGACCAGTCATCGGTTGAACTCCACAAACATCATAAGCGATGAGATTAGGCATGGCTCTACGAACCAACGAAATTAGAACAGGATCAACGGTGTCAATATTACCGCCGGTCTTGTTAGCGTGAGCCGCTTCTTGGATACTTCCAAACATTCCACCGTCTTGAGTGGCTTGCTCCCGCATGGCTTTCTCTTGGTTTTCCAAAAGAACTGCCGTTACGGCCTTCCGATAATTATCTTTAATCGGAGGGAGGTCTTCATGTGTAAGAACCGGACCCCACTTTTTCTGAAGGTCTTCAGCTAGGTACATATTATTCTCCTATAAGGTTTAAAATTAAGTATTGTAGCGTTTTATCGCTGATGTATAATGTTGCATGTCTCCATCAACTTTTATTTCCTGTTTCTCGTCAGAAACTTCAATTGTTTCATCTGTTTCTGTGATCTCTGAAGTAACGGCATCAGATTTAGGGAAATAACTTTCTTTAAGTACATTTAATTTTTCAATGTATTGCTCTGTATTTTCAAATTCAATTCCTTCGGCCAACTTAGAGATTTTTTCCGAATCAGTATCGGCTAAATCTTTAGTTGCTAGCTTTAAGGCATCATCTTTTTTGAATTGAGCCAATTCTTTTTGGAGTTCTACTCCACGATTAATCTCTTCATCCAAAGAGGTTTCAAGGTCTTCGACTTTTGTGAATAAGTCGTCTACCATGTCAACTTTCTCTTCTGGAAGTTCAATGTAATGTTCTGTGAAGAGAGTTTTGAGTCCAGACATGAAATCTTCAACCAATTCAGAACGAATTCCTCTTTCGATTGCTAATTCATTTTCTTTCATCCACTCTTCTACAACATAAGTGAGATAACCGTCAACTTTTTCTGTAAGTTCTTTTTGGAAAACTTGAGATCCAGCTTCTTGTTCTTTTGCTTGTTCTGCCATTCGAACATTGACTTCATCGACAACTTTTGCGTGAACGGCGGCTTCGAAAATAGTTGTAGCCTTTTCTTTGAATTCTTCAGAAAGACCTTCTTCACCTTTTGTTAATGCTTCGATATCATCTTGAACATTAATTGGTGCGATGTCTTCTGCAGAAATAGATACTTTAGTACGAACTGGTTCTACAACATCTTCTTCAATTTCTTCAAGAGAGGTTGAGGACATAATTTGTTCATACTTGGTTGCTAAATCAGATTTTAACATTCCATTAACTTGATCATAAATGTTTTTTAACATTTGATTTTTAGTTCCTGGAACTTCAAATGATGCACTAATACCACCTTTTTTACGTGATTTAGCCATCTTCTTAGCAAGTGCTTTATCAACTTTATAGCCGGGTTTCGAACGCTTCTTTTTAGATTTTGCAATAGCTTTCTTACCAGATGATGACTTGGCATATTTTGCTGCGGCCATCTTTGCTTTAGATGACATTTTCTTTTCGGCAACAGGCTCTTCTTCCTCGTCATCTTCTTCAGGCTCTTCTTCGCCTTCTTCTTTTTTGACGGAAGCTTTACTTTCTTCTACTTCCTCTTCGTCATCTTCTTCTTCATCACCTTCTTCTTCTTCGGTAATAAAGTTTTCTGCAATCCAAGCATCTACTTGATCTTCTTCAATACCTTCATCAAAGGCATATTCCAAAATTTGATCGAGGCCAACTTCAACTGTTTCGGAGGATTCTTCTATAACATCTGAAGAATCTTCTCCTATTATTTCCTCTTCAGACTCTACTGATTTTAATTCTTCAGACATTTAAATCTCCTAATCTATTCTAATTTAAGTGTTTTACTTTGTGTATTATTTAGTAATTTTATAAACTTGACATAAACTGATCAAAGGCTTTTAGTTGATATTCATCTAATTGCTTTTGACTAGTTATTTTCATTTCTTTTTCGATTCGGGCAATATGGCGTTCATCAAGAATACCGTTATCCCATATCCATTCTTTTCCTTCCATAATACCATTGACAAATGCCGCTGGTGCAGAAGGATCAGCAACAATATCTGCAGCTGTTGCAAGATAAAAATCATCTTGTACGTGACTACAATTGCTACCCATAGGCTTTAAGGAGCCCATTCCTCTAGATGAAACACCCAATCGGGCACCTTCATCAATAAGGTTCTTTACTATTTTTCCATAAGGTGTGTCCATAATCTTTGCTCGACCTACGAAATTGTTCCCATCCTCTTTTAGTGATTGTATCATGTGGGAAACTCTTTCAAGATTGACAGTCGGGCCTTCTGGATGTCCTAATTCACCAAACGCTCTGTTTTGTAGAATATAATTTTGTTCGTATCTTTTAGCTTCTTTTTGTAATATTTCTTTAGGATATAACCTACCATTGCGATTCTTCACATCAGCTTGCATAAATACACCCTCAATGAAATAATTCTTTCCTTTTGTAGTAGCTTCACATATAAATTCTACATCTTCTAATTGTTCGCATATAAGTTTCATTTTTCTCCTATCATGTGAAGTTGCCTAGTTTGAAATCAACTGGGAATCCTAATCTTGCATTTTGTTCGTATTGTGGAACATCATATCCGGGTGCCTGTTTTTTGCATTCCATTATGATTGTATATGAATCACCCGATCCATGTCCTGTTGTAGTAAATTGAATATCTCCCAAAACATTACCTGAATCGCCTGTTGCATTTATTCCAATTCCAGGCCATTCATTTCCTGGCATTGACCAACTTCCATTACCACTTAATTCTGCAATAGTCGTTTCTGCGGTAGATCCATCCCATTGAATATCAACTGTCAAGCCGTTTGTTATCCACATTATCTTTGTAACTAAAAGATTGTAATCTAATTCTGTGAAGTTTCCACTATTTGCAACGGTTTCTGTATGTGTTCCTGATACTGCACCAACAATTGCATCACCATTGGACATGCCAGTATCGATTGCAGTTGCTTTTTTATTTGTATTATCCCAACCAACAACCGTTACAGTAGTTGCTCCTGCTGTAAAATCAGTAACAAGAAAATGTTCTGTGGCGGCAGTTGTTATTACTTCTCCGATCTTGAATTTTTCTGTAGATGCGGCGGACAAAGTAAGTGTATGTTTTGCCCAAGTAAGTGTCGATACATCTATTTTCTTAACATCTGCTTCTGCTGCATCAGAAAAAAACTTTGTAATATATTTTTTTTCGTTATTTAATAGTACTTGTGTTTCAGCTGCCATCTGTTACTTCCTCTTGACTTTCCGGCTCTTTCGAGTCTGTATTCTGTTTAGTTAAAAAAGTTTGTGCAAAATCTTTTTTCTTGCTTTCTAATGATACCATCACTTTTTGTTGAAGTACATTACCTATTGCGGTCTTTACTCCTGCAGCATCATTTGAAGTGGACAATGCTACGATATCACCAATTGTAGTTTCATTAGACATAAATTTCCTCTATTATTAAATATCTCTTATATTTATACTATTTATAAATTTTAGTTACTGATCACCTTTAAGTCTGGTTTATTCGCTGAAGGATCAAATTCCCATTGTTGATCTTCTGGTTCTCCTCCGCCAGCAGCCTCTGCTTTTTCTTTCTCCATCTGAATTTTCATATCATCAATTTCTTCTTGAGTCAATTTAAGAATATGTTTATTGATATATTCTTGAGAAAAGAATTTACCAACAACTTCATCTCTATATCCCATATCATTTACTAATAGTCCTAATCGTTCTCTCATCATTGTTGCTTGTTGTAATTCTGCAAAATGTGAATCAGATTGCCATTCATATATTATAGCATCTTTTATGACTAACCAATCTTGAGAGGAAACAATACCCTTGAGAAGTAGTTGTTTTTCAAGAAGATCATTGAACAAAATATTAAATCTTGCTCGTAATCTTTCAATGAAACGAGTAAATTTAACTTCATCTCTAGAAATTTCTTCTGCTCTGCCCAATATAAAGCCTGAATCCTGTTCTAACCGTGAAGGAGGAACATTAAGTGCTTTGTATAGTTTTGTTTTGAAGTAATCAACATCTGCCAATTCACCAAGATTCTCTCCTCCAGGTAACGTAGAAATCTCTGTACCTCTTCCACCTTCTCTTCGTGGAAGCCAGTAATCCTCTAACATACTCATGTGCTTACGTTCATCTTTAATCTCACCAGTATTGGAATCATATACCAATTTATTCTTATATTTGCTCATGATATCACGTAGATACTGTTCTGCTTTGATCTTAGGTAGATTACCAACATCAATGTAGAAAATTCTACGTTCAGGAGCACGTGAGATACGATAGATGACAACCGCATCTTCTAGCATTCGTAATTGATTAAGAGGTTTGATTGCTTTGTGTAAATGACTTAAAACTAATTTTCTATCTGGATCTAATACGCCAGAATGAACATAAGATATAGAATCATCAGCAATTTGAATTGTTGTTCCACCACCTCTATCTGAAATTCCTTTTTCATTAAACAAATAGTATTCTTGAAATCCGGAAGTATCAAGTTGTGTGCCTTCAGGCCCCTCTACTATTTTAGCTT